CTTGCTCTTGGACAAGCTCGACAGCGGCACCCGTTTCAAGCCCCGACCCCCCGGGCGGTATGCCACCCTGTAAGATCTCCCGCGCACCAGACACTTCGTCCATATCGCGCAAGGTAGACTCGCGCTCTTGTAGTACCTGTGCGGAAACTGGAACACCCTGCAATCGCTCTGGCTTAAAGCCACCTGTCGTATGAGGATTATAGCGGATGATAAGACCAGCCCGACCATCGACATGACTAACGCCAGCCCCTTCGGGAACGAGCCACTGGTTGCTGACCATCTGTTTGCGGTTCTGGACAATGTGCGAATCGACAGCATTTATTCTTTTTTGCAGTGGCACCATGTCACTGAAAGGCGATCCACCCCAAAAAAGCCCCGGCATATCTCTATACTTTATGTGAGTATAGGGCAGCTTACCGTCGCAACTGTCCAAGTCACCCTTATAGAGAACCCTGCCATTGGCATAAATGAGTAGGCATCCATCTTTAAAGCGGCGATCTGGCACATGCCGAAAGAACTTTAGTAGGACTTTATCCTTTGTATCGTCTTCTCCACTGGCATCATTCTGGTGATCGAAGACCCCTGTCCAGTTCTCATAGTCTAAGGACTCAGCTACCAGATCTTTCGCCTTCTTGCCGAACATATCCTTGATCTGATCCACATCCATCGGATCAGTCTCCATGACATAGCGAACATCTTTAAATGACCGAGCGGGTTGAGGATACCAGTTAAGTGGATTGATAACGGATTCAGTCAGGTTACCTACAGTGTATTCATCGTATACTGGATAACCGTCTTTATCGCGCTCTTGAATCTGGGTAGTGTCATACGACTGCTGACCATACATATCGTATACAGGCTCTTGGCTTGGTTCCAAGAAAGGCTGGTCATAACAGTTGGGACATCGCTCCGGTGCCCGATCCGCTGGCTCTTGGTATCCGCAGGTAACGCAATTCATCACCTCTTGCGTCACCTCTTTCTTATCAAGTCCCATCTTAGGCTGGCGCATCTTATCACCAGCCTTGGCATCCCATCCGGTATACAGAATGGCATTGCCCGAAAGCACCAGCCATCCCGCCGCAGGTATATGAAGGTTTAAGTCAGTAGACAGACGATGGAACTCGGATTGCAGCACATGCTGTGCAGTCCTTGCAGCCTCAACATCGTCTTGATTGCGCGTTGCGGGATCGACATTAGGCATGATATTGCCCGTAATAAAGATGTCGACGATGCGGTCGAAGTTGCGAACTAAGTAATTGGTAACAGGGGTAGGCACCCAATCATCAAGGGTGTGGTGATCGAAGCGAGAACTGTTGGGAGAATACTTGATCCATTGATTCCCGCCCAACATATGCAACGCTTCTTTAATGTTACGCTCAATGCCGCCGCGAGAACGACTGAGGTAACTCCACACATCTTCCCCGAAGTTTAGATAATCGTCCTCTGTCTTAGGAGCTTTCTCCAAAGAGGCAACGGGTGAAAATGAAATGCCTTTACTGTTTCTCATTTACTTTTTCTTTTTGGCTTTTATTTTCTTGATATCTTCTTTTAATTTTGCAACAGCTTCTTTGTGTTCAGTCACACTACCACTTTGAGCTATTTTCTCCGCTTTATTCTGGGACATAAGGGCAAATAGCTTATTTTCTTTTCGCAACAAGCTCGGTTTTGACTTAGGCTTACGAGTTTTCCCCGATGAACCAGCACCTCTACCGGTGTACTTATAAGGAAATTTATCAATAGGCATTATAAAATCATGTCCTTACTTTTTCTTTTTTATTAAGCCGCCAATTTTCTTAGCATAGCTTTCTGCTTGACGCTTACCTTTTTGGTCGTAACCAAATTGCTTGACCTTCTTAGTCTTAGGATCTAATACAGCGGGCATAGCTATTTATGCCCGCTGTGCTTCGCTCTTTTTTTATTTCTCTTTTTAGCTTCATTTCTCTTTTTAGCTTCAGCAAAGGCTTTCTTTGGTCCCCTGAGAATCCCCTTCTCTATGGCGAGCTTGTGGTGACCTTTTTTAAATAATTTATCAATCTCCTTGCTTGCGGCTCTACTTTTTGGTTGCGACCATCCATAGCTTCTTTTATCGTCAGCCCCACTGAAATAGTCTAAATGCTTATCCATCTCCTTACCGAAAGCATCAGCTATGCGATCATTCCTTTTATCTGTCCGCTTTTGGGTTTTACTTCTATTCTTCCATCCTTCTCTCTTCGCACCATGACCTCTGGTCATTTGTTGATGTATGGGCATAACTATCCCCTTATTTGGATTGGGTTAAATGAATTTTTGTATGGGGCGCGACCACAGAGTTTACTTATCCGTGGGCGTTCTGGAGTAAGCATAGCTGTAAAGCTCTAACTGGGTCGCTTAGATGTCGTTACATACTAACTAATAATATCGTTACGTATATCTTATAATAAAATACTTGTTACGTCAAGTCACAAGTGCAATCAATGGGCCTAGTACTGGATCGTCTTCAAGATCGTGCTCTGAAAACATTAACTGAGATGACTCTGTTTTCATGTCGTGGAGCTTATCGGCTACGATGTCGATGCAGCTATTCCAATCAACTACCGAGACAATATAGGTATGCCCATCACCATAACTTAGCTGCCAGCCACCACCCTCCGATATTGTAGTCGAAGCATATATTCCCCGAACATTATGTACTCGACCACGCACGAAGTCCATTGTCCACTGCGGCGTAAGAGAGAACTTTATTGCCTTGGGCTTATCTATTGGGTCAGACTCTACTTTATATACAGTCTCTTCCGGTGCGGACTTCTTCTTGGGGATCGGAGCAGAAACATCGACAACGGGTTGATTAGGATCAATTGTCTGATATGATCCGTCGGCCATGCGAAGCTCTACGGGTTGCTCCATAGAATAGTCACCACCACCCGCACCCACTGCTCTGGCTGTTTCTTTATTCATTGCTAATGACCTTCAGTATGGTAGGAGGGAACCCCTCATTTGACTCTTGGTCAGTATAATTATCTTGCATCATATTAGAATACTTCTCAGTCAGATCAAGTAAGACTCTCGACATCTCAGCATTCTGCTCAAGCAGCTTTGCAATCTCAATTCCCATAGAGTTATTCATTATAGTCCTCTTCTTTTAGTAGCCAAGATTGAAGCATATCGACAAATAGCTTCCAATCTACGACCACCATAGGGTCACAATGATTACGCTTTAACACCAAAAGATCGTTAATGCCCTTCCATTCCTCAAGGGTCTTAAAGCCAGCACCATCTTTCCTTGCTTTCACTTCGACGCGTAGACTGTCACTTATTACAATATCCCCAGTAAAACTACCGCCAGCAGCACCCGACAATGGCACTCTTTCGGCTGGGATACCAGCATCATTCAACTTAGCGACGATCTCGCGCTCTACTCTATTGCCTTTATTGCGCCTGTTTTTAGCGTTCATGCCCTCAATTACCCACCAAATTAGAATGTGCCTTCGACATCTGCTACACTCGTTTGTGGTTCGGGGAATCGAATCCCTCGTTCCATGTATTGCTCTGGCGTTTCCATCTCTAACTGGGTCTGACGCACACGAAGAGCCAGGTTTTGATAACGCTCCATCATCTCTCTGCGCTCTTTACGCTCCAAGTTAAGGTGGCGCAACAAGGCTGCAATGATCAGAATGAACATGATAACGGTAAAGAAACTGTAGATCTCACTCATACTAATAACCCCATCGTTGAATCAGTTGGACTCTTACCCTTGGTGGTTTTAGCTACGATCTGACTGATCAGTCGATCAGATCGTGGTGACTCTTGATCCCATAGATCATCGGGATCATGCAACTCTTCCCCATTTACGATAGGGTTGAGGCTGTTCGACTTCATTTCGTAGACCATTAACTGGACTCTCATCATCTCTACGGCAATTAAATAAGCCATAACAAGGTCATCATGCCCCCCTCTAATGGCTTGAAACTTGGTCCCTTCCAGTGCAAAGGTCTCAAATTGAGCCAGCAATGGGCGGCTTCGGATGTACACCGACTCATCTTCGATGTATCTACGAGCTTGTGCTACCAACATCGGCCGCGTTCTCAGGTTGGTATTCCATCCAAGTTTTTGTGTAGCATCTCTGTAAGGTTTGCCTGTTTGTGTCTGTTGGAAGTAAATATGCCTGTAACCCAAGTTGAAAAGGGTTTGGTTTGCTCCACCATCTTTATTGTTTTCCAAGCCAACCAGAGCATGGTTGTACCAGGTACCAAGCATATAAGAAAGCTCGCCAAAAGAAATCGGATCAACTTTCCCCTGCAACTCACATACCTGTTCGCCCGTGTCGCAACATATAACCTCAAGGACTGCATCGTCTCCATGTGCCAAACCTTCTGCGGGATCGCCACCGATCGCATATGTATAGTTAGGTAGTGGCTTCTGCCATACTCTCAAATCGTAATCCATTACCCTTATCTTCCTTGAAGAAACTGACCTCACCATTTTCTTCCATCTCCAACATACCCGTCATTGGAGAAGACAACTCTTCGCGTATCTTTCGCATAACACTACTTGGCAATGCCAGCTTAACACCCATTGGAACAAAAGCACCATATACTCGCGCTTCGATCTCATCTTCGTCCCACTCCCTCATCATTCGACGCTTGGCATCTTCTTCGACATAAGGATTGTCCAGTAGTGACCATGTGTGAAACTCTAACCCCTTGTCCTCTCTTTGTAGATATAGATCTTCATATATCCAAGGTATTCCCTTGGTCTTGTCATAGATTGGTGTCATCGTCCCGATGAAATATCCATTCGTATCGGCTAATCGGGCTTGGCACTCGCTATATATATCCTTCGGCTGCACCTCATCGAAGTGGACTTTATGTAATGAAGTGCCTTGGAAAGTGTTCCTTTTTTGCGTTGAGAACTTAAACTGCATCCATGAGTCGTTGGTAAAACGTAGCTGGTGATTGGCCCACCCGCTCTTCGCCGTATACTTACAATCGTCATGGACAAAGTTCCACATAAAGCCTGACTCATCGTTGCCCAATATACGCTCAACTATTATTCGTTCTAATACATTGACTGACGTTTCTTCCGTATCGCTGACGGTCCACATACGAACAGGTTCGCCATAGCGACTTGACTTAGATCGGGTAATCGGATCGATCATTAAACAATCCGCTATGTCTTCGATCAGTCCCGATTCAGTTTTACCACAACGGTTTCCGGTAATAGCCCACTTATTACGAGACTTGCTATTTAAGAAACCATACTGACAGGTGCCCTCTTCTTCCCTATTACCAAAAGGTGACCAACGGAAGAAAGGTGCCTGTGCCATTTTGAGCACCATCTCATACTCAGTCGGCTTCTCAGTGGCAAATACTTCATGAAGATTAGGATTCTTCTCTAAAACCTTAGCTAATTCAGCAAGGTTCTGTAAAAAGTTACTCATCGGAAAACCATCGTATAAGTGCAGTATGCCTGTCGTTGGGTCTATCCAAGTGCCTCTTAAGGCTCTGTAAAGCCTTGCGACTGTTCCATACGGCCGGAACACCATCATTACTACCAGCGTCGACGCCCAATGCCAAGCACCCCTGTAGTTGATGTGCGTAATTAGCAGCATGAATTAAGCAAGCATAGCGTTGTGACTGCCCTTCATCAAAGTAATGAGAGACTGTATCTCCAACAAAGGCCCACACTTCTCCGTATTTACCGGATGAATGCGGGACAAGTTCGTATTCTCCACCGGGAATACACGAAATACTCGGCTTATTATCTTTC